CGCAGCTGCTTACGCTATAGCGGGAACAATCAAGCGACGCTAGGCATAACCGTTACATGATTGTTGTAATGGCCCGTGAGGCGGTAACTCTTCATTGGCACCTCTGACATTTGATGGAAGACCATCTGCCCAATCTTCAAACCAGGCCACAAGCCCAGTGAATGATGCAGTCGCTCGTTCTTCAACTCCAGCGTCAGCTTTGACCCGTGCCAGCCTGGGTCGCACCAGCCAGCAAGCAGGTGATTAAGACCAGATCGTGCGCGGCTTGATTTGAGTACAAATTGGCAGCTGATGTCGTCGGGCAGGTTGAACAACTCAAATGTTTCAGCCAAGCAAAACTCGCCGGGGTGAAGCTTGAACGGGTCATCTTCTGTCCGGTGCGAAATGTCCACACGCACAAGCTCAGGGCCGTAGATGCTCTCGACCATCAGGTGGTCACCAAGCAACACATCTAGAGATGCCGGATTGACTAGCTCCTCATTGAAGGGGACGACCATCTGGCTTTTTTTGCATCTGGCGATGATCTCCCAGTCACACAGAACCGCCATTCATTGCCTTAAGAGTGCAACCTATTGTGCCTCGACAAATATGGCCCAGCCGCTCCTAGGGCCATTGACTTGCCAACGTTGATGAAATGCAGCTTGCCGCACGCTGACGCGATACCCAGAGAGTGCCGGGTTGTGAGTGCCTCTCTCAATATCTGGCAGACCAAGGGGGTCTGACATGAGCCAGCTGGCGTCGTTGCTGTATCGAGATTGGTAGCCGTGAATCACGCTCCAGTGGCCGCAAGTCTCGCTGCCGCACATCGGCGGCTCGCCGCGCATCATGTCACCTCGGTGATACCAACCAACCATCGGAGGAATACCGGCGTCAATGGCCTCCATTAGGTCTTCTGCATCAGCATTATCAACAAAGCGAACCTGCAGGCCCAGGCTCGTTAGCGCCTGGACGTGAGCGAACACAGAGGTTGTGTCGCCAAATTTTTCTCTGACCTTTTCGTATTGTTCCTGAGAGGAGATTTTTTTGTAGTACGCGGCCACAGCAGCTGCCGCACTTGTAAAGCACTTGCGCTCGCCGCCAGGCAGATCGAGCTGTCGAAAATAACGAGGCAAGAAAACCTCCTGGTCTATGCCACTCGCCTTCCAAGCTTGAAACCATTCCGCGTCCTCTTGGAGCAGCTCGGCAGGCATAGCCTCCTCCAGCTGCTTAATGGCAGCCATGCGATGCGGCACGTCTGGCCTATACCAGTCAAAGAACGGCAGCAGACTCAGCACGCCGGTCACCGTCAAAGCTGGCCCGATTTTGCTTGATCGCAAGTAACTGCGCCAGAGCTGTATCCAGCGATGAACACGACCATTGAGCCGCAAAGCAACAGCGTGACCGCGCTGCCTGCAATAAACCAGCCAGTTGCGGAGAACGCGGATAGCTTCATTTCTCCACACGAGTATCCGGGAGGAGCAGTTCGCGTGCTTGCTTGCAAAAAAGGTCGTCTATGTCATTGTCCGTCCTGGCGACGATCTTTTCCAGCATCGCCACAATCAATTCTTTGAACGCTCTTGATTTCCACATGGTCATCAAGATCGGTTTGAGAATTAAAAGCATGGGACTGCTTTGAACTTCACCAATACCTTAGTTCCGATTGCTGTGACCTTCCAATCTGGCCACTGACTGCTCAAGATTTGCCAGTCGCGCAAAAATCTCTTGATCGCGAGTCCTGATGTCTGCGTGGAGAACATCAAGCCGACTGGCTAAGTTGTCGACAGCGGTGGTTAGTCGTATTAGTGAGTCGCGCCCCTGCTGGCTTTGACGGTTCATGCCGGTCAGCCCAGCAGACGCGACGCCGACAGACGCCCCAGCGACAGCAGCCCAAACCTCAACCACCATTCGACCCCTAGCGTCAAACCATCATGGCAGAGACCAAGGAAACGCAAGGCCAAGAACAGGAAGACCAGGGCCATGGCTGGCTTGGCGATCTTGTCCGCATCACGATCATGCTCTGGGCCATGGGCATCATCACAGCCAACTATTTGGGTTACTTCAAAGGATCGATTGATGTGACTTTCTCGGCTTCGCTGCTCGCCTCAACCGCTAGCACCTACGGCCTGACAATGAATAGAACAGGGAAGAAGAAAGAAGAGAAGAACGTTATCGTTGAGAAAGATTCCAAAGCTGGCATCAAATGACCCGCGCACTTTTGGTATTGGGCATCACCTTGTTGGCTGCCCCTGCCCATGCTGACATCACCCACAAGCTGACCCAAAGCGCCCAGATCAGCGTTGACCAGGCGTACAGCTCAGCAACTCGTTTGGGGTCGACCTACTCAGTCACAGGTTCTGGCGTAACACCTTCAGTCACTTCAGGCGGCTCAACAACGAGTGGAGCAATTGGCGGTCTCAACCTCAGCAGCATCACCGATGGAGTACCGGCGTTGACTGACACTGACTTCACACAGAGCACCACTGGCGAGTCATTTTCTGTAACTGAGGCATACGTTGAGGCTGACACGATACCGAGCGCAACTTCAGTGACAACCGGCAATGTCACAAGCCTCCCGGCATTTGGCTCGGTTGTGACCGGCTCTGGAGGAGTGGCGGGGGATCTCGCTGCCACAGCAAATGCGGCAGGTGACATCTCGATTACTGCAGGCGGAGCTGGCACCAGTGGCATCCTTTCCAACTCGCAATCCATTGAAATTGACTAAAGCTTGGTTGCTGTTGTTGCTGCTGCCCCCTGCAGCATTTGGCGCACCAATCACGCCACAGTTCACAACTGGCACACTCACCAGTAGAACTGAGTCAACGACACAAATAAATGAGCAGATTGTTAGTCACAGCTTTCGCACTGGCTACACATACTCAGCAATGGGCAAGAACGTTCGACCCACAGAAGGTTCAGCTATATCCCCTGAAGCCACAACGACAGGCGCACAAACTGTGGCTGGCGTTAGCTTTGGCTGGACATCACCAAAACTAGACACCAAACCTCAATGGGAAATCGTCAACCCTGGTGGCGACTGGAGCCTGACAGAATCATTCCTTGCTCCGGGACTCGACAACGTCACAAATATCACGCGCACCATAACCACAACATCTGTCACGGAAAGCACCTCGGTCTTCAAATAGCATTGGCGGTCTTTACGGCTGCACCGTCACTAGCAAACACCACAGTTGCATCCCCACAGGCAACGAGTAGTGGCTCAGTTACGAATAATGCGTACCAGATGCTTACGGGTCCGTTTCCTATCTATCGAATGTCGCAGGGCATACAGTGCCCAGGACCCACGATGAGTGTCAGCCCTTTTGTTACTGGAGGTACGAGCTGGGCAACGCCATATTCAAAAACAACAAGGGTGCCGGTTTATTCAACAGCAGACGCAGATGAAAACGGCGAGCCTGATAGTCCTGGGAAAATTCTCTACTACTCAGAGGTGCCACGCTACGAAAAACACAACCACGATTTGAATTTGGGAATTACTGCAACGTTCACAATGCCGCTTGATGGCGGATTGACGCAACGTTGTAAGCGGGCTGTTGAGACAAACATCAAACTGCAAGAGCAGTTGCTGGCCACCAAAAGATTGGAGCACGAATTGTTCCGGGCACAGCAGTGCGGGGATTTGGCGGCCAAAGGCGTCCAATTCGTTGGGCGCATGGCGGTGGTATGCAGTGACCTAATTGTCACAGTGCCGCCAGTCAAGATGGCGCCTCACACGCACGCTATTTCCGCGCCTTCCGCTGCGCCTGCCTCCGCAAGAAAGTAGAGGGCCGCGCCTCTTGCTTACGAGTCACAATCTCCTTCGCCTTGGTTAACAGCTTCTTCACCACGGGCTTGATGATTCGGACCAAAAACGGCGTGCTTAGCGCAGCTGTGGTGGCAACTACCGCAATCCCTGCGGTCTGTGCCGCTTCATAGGGCGACGGCACCGCTTTAATCAGCTGCTCTGTCACCGGCACGTTCCGGTAAACCTCTTTGCAGACGCCATCGACCAGCTCGTAAGACTCCAGGATCTTGCGGCCGTTCGGTGACAAGGTGCCCACCTCTGTGGCATTCGCTGGCGGACACTTAAGCTCTAGCGGCTGTTTTTTCTTTGGGGGAAACTTTGGCTTGGCTTTTTGCCCTGCCGGGGTTTTTTGTTCCTGTTGTCTTTGTGCAGGCGCTGCTTGAATGATCTCCATATTTTTTGGATCCCAGTCCATCGGCGTGTAACTAGGGATTTGACCTTCAGGGCAAACGGTAAATACCCCGTTTGGATCATCCTTTAGCAAAGAAGCGTTTAACTGCCCATCTCTGTGGATATGTGCGCAACCTGGCTTTTGATAAACCAGCGCAGGGGGTAAGCTCTGCGTGACCGGCGGCGGCAATACATGCGGCTCAGGGATGGGCCGTATCTCAATCGTCGGAATCTCAATATCAGGAATGTCCGGCATGAAGTCAGAGCGGTTTACAGCAGGTCAGCTCTTCATAGAACGTACCAAGCACCGGGAGGGACCGCCGATTGTTTATACGGTCTCGAACGGTTTAACATCTCGGCTCTTTACCGATAACAAACGGATGCTTGAGTTCATCCGTTGGCCCAAGTCAACACCAACCGGAATGGCTATCAGAGAATGGCTAGCTTCGTTTGAGCAGAAACAAGATGCACCCGCGCCAGAACTCGACATGGCGCAGGTGCAGCGTGAAGGCTTCGGGCCGGAATGTCATGACCCAGAGGATCCGACTGCCAACACTAAAATGGTGACGTGATCGCAGGGCCTGTCTCCGTTGGCAGCTTTGGCATCTCAGGCATCTCTGGGACGGGCACTTGATCAAGGATCGTTTCCGTCAGCTCTAGCTTCATGTTGCTCATGTAGAGCTTCATCATTGACGGAACGCGTGTGTAAGCCATCACGCCAATGACAGCCAAGACCGTTGAAATGGTGAAGCCAAGAACGCCGAGGAGATTAAACACCTTTTGCACAACTTACCTCCAACCTCTAGGCATTGGACTACCAAAATTAAAAGCAGGTAGTCCACCCTTTGGCATTGGAGTCCCAAAATCAGGCGGCGCGCCTTTAGGCGCTGGAATCCCAAAATTGATTGGGGGCTTGGGCTTAAACCGCTTGCGGGGTATGTGAAGGAATTCACCCCTGTTGTGCTTTTTGCTTTTCTTGGCCTCTGCTTCCGGCGGCATTGCCACCAGTGGCAGAAGGATTGCACCAGCGAGAAAAAACTTGAGCATGGTTGTTGAGGTAAACAAAAAGCCCCCGCGCTCTGCATAAGTACGAGGGCTCCCTGCTGACTGTGTGAGGAGTCGTCTGAGTTATAGCTCAGAAAGAGTATTTGGCCCCTACCTTCAGGCCATAACCAGCATCGACGTCATCAAACTTGGCGACAGAAATTTCGCCGTAAACATCGAAGGATTCAGACACAGTCGCACCAATGCCCATCTTGCCTGAGAAACCCAGCTCAGCATCGCCGCCATCAGGCTGGGCATAAGCAGGACCGCCTTGGATATAAAGGCCATCCTTCTCGTAGCCCACATGACCCTCTAGCAGACTTGAATTGAAGTCCGAGCCAGTCCAACCAGCGTTGAACTCAG